AAAAATATAATAATATCCCTATTTTAACAATATGTTATAGTACTCAATTATTTGCTCACTATAAAGGAGCAAATATTATTAAATCTCAAAATAGAGAATTTGGGAAGACAGAAGGTATTATTATTCGTAATCATCCATTGTGGAATAATATAGAAAATTTAGATACAGTATGGATGTCTCACAGTGATTCAATTAAATTTGAGAAAAATAATATAAATATATTGGCTAAAACAAAAACAAATAAAGTAGTAGCATTTGAAGATAACAATGTTATTTCATTATTATTTCACCCAGAAGTTTCTCATACTTATCATGGTAAGAAAATTGTACATAATTTTTTAAAAATATGTAAATGTTCATTTGATTGGACACCAAAGAATATATGTATAGAGAGTATTAAAAATATAAAAAACAAGATTGGAACAGACAAAGTTATAATGGCTGTTTCAGGTGGCGTTGATTCAACTGTAGCGGCAACTCTTATTCACAAATCAATTGGTAAACAATTACAATGTGTTCTTGTTAATAATGGATTGATGAGAAAAAATGAAATACAAAATGTTAAAGAAATATATGAAAAAATTGGATTAAATATAGTTATAATAGAAGCATCATTTTTTTTTATAAAAAAATTAAAAAATATAACAGAACCTGAAAAGAAAAGAAAAATAATAGGTCATGCTTTTATAGATACATTTACAAATTATGTTGATGGGAAAAATATACAATGGTTAGGACAAGGAACAATATATCCTGATGTAATAGAATCAAATTATGGAAAACATACAATAAAATCACACCATAATGTAGGAGGATTACCAGAAAATTTATCGTTTAAATTAATAGAACCATTACGAAATTTATTTAAAGATGAGGTAAGAGAATTAGGCAAAGAATTACAAATACCTGATTGTATATTAGCTAGACATCCATTTCCTGGACCAGGTCTTGGAATAAGAATTATAGGATCTATAACACTGGATAAAATAAAAATGTTACAAAAAGCAGATCAAATATATATTTCCTTATTACGCAAACATAATTTATATGATAAAATATGGCAAGCTGGTGCCATACTACTTCCAATAAAAAGTGTTGGTGTAATGGGAGATTGTAGAACATATGGTGCTACAATTGCTCTACGTGCAGTTACTAGTATAGATGGTATGACAGCAGATGTATATCCAATTCCTTATGATGTATTAATTGAAATTTCAACGTCAATTGTAAATTCTGTTCCGGGAATAAATCGTGTAGTATATGACATCACGACAAAACCACCAAGTACGATTGAATGGGAATAAAGTATTAGAATTGAATAATTTATTAATATATTAATAATAATACTATCATGAATAATACTCCAATAGATATAATTTATGAAATAAGTAATTATCTTAATAATAAAAGTTTTATTGATTTAATATCAACAAATAAATCATTTTATTATCATAACTATCTAATTAAAGAAAGAAAACAAAGAGAAAAAGATGATAATGAATTCCAAAATCAATTCATAACAGTATTGGAATTTTTGAGAGGACCAGTTACTCCTCTTCGACCATTATATTAAAATTGAATGTTGTTCCATTTACTTAAATAAATACATAATTAATAATGAAAAATATTTTTCATTTATTAAGTATGAGGGAAGTATCTCCTGAGATATATCAACCCTTATTAAGAGAACAAGTTTACACAGAAATTTTAAAATTTTTAAGACAAAAACCAATTGATATAAGTAAAGAAAAATTAAATAAAATTTATTCTAGCAATTGGATTTCCGAAGATGTGGTAGTTTTTGGAACTAAGGATAAAAAATTATGTTGGTTAAATACTAAAAATAAGAAAATTTATTTAATCAAAGATTATCGAACTGATGAAGAAAAAGAAGATTTAGATTTAATGATGAAAAGTAGTGGTATTAAAAGTATCCATTATGATTATAATAAATTGGCAATATCTGTGAATAACAAAGTTGATATTTATAGTGATAAAAAGTGCGATCATGTTTTTAAAAAAGAAAAAAGCATTAACATAAATATGAATTGGATATCTAATGTTAGGTGGGCAGATTATAATAAAATTCTTATGTCATCAAGAGATGGTACAATTAAACTTTATAATATAGATACAAATGAAAATCATAAAATACATGAATACAGAAATCATAGTAATGATTTGACTAATTCAAATTATTGTCGTCATTTTTGTCATAAAGATAATACTATTTATGGCTTATCGCCCAATGGAACTATGAAATTTTTTGATATTCAAAAACAAAAAAAAATATATGATAAAACAAATGAATTAAAAGAATGTGTTGTATCAAATTTAAATGATAATTTATTTACAATTGGTTCTAACGATGTAGTAACTTTTTTTGATACACGTATAAAAGAACAAATATTAGAAATTCCAAATATGAATGGATTAATGGGAACAAGAAGTCTTGAATGGTACGATAATAATGTATTATCAATTGGTGGTGGTCTAAATCATTTATCATTTTTTGACATTCGTATCAATAGAGGATTTATTAAATTTGAAACACAACCCAAAATTTATAATATTGATAAAGGTTGGATTCGGAAAGATGCATTGTATGAACAAATTAATAATTACGGTGATAATTCTCAAGTTGCTATTTACACACATTCATATAATCGATACAAAAATAAGATATTTGCGGCTGGTGGTCCAACAGCATATGGATTATTTGGTTCTCATATAACGATTTTAGAATAAAATTTACCGATATTAAAATTGAATCTCATTATATTTATTCAAATAAACTTATATTTAAATAAGCATAATGATGAGAAATAAAGAATTTCAAGATTTAAAAAATTATCAAAGAATTCACGAATTGGATTTTTTTGTAAGACAAATTTATAAACAAAATTTAATTACACCCATTATTAAAAAGATCATATCAGAATATATAAAGTATGATGAGAAAATTGAATCTAATTGTGAAGATTGTAATCAACTACTTTTAAAAGATGATATTAGGATATGTAGGGGTAAAACATTAAATGAATGGGATAGAGTTCCTAAAATATGTAATAAAAAATGTTGCAATAAATGTTTAGTATACAATATTTATAGACCAATAGCAAAAACAAAAGAACGAAAATTTAAATATTTATTGGCATATCAATGTTGTAAAGGTTGTTACAAAATAAATAATAATCAATGTGATATATGTCATTTCAAAATGGATGTTACTTGTAAATTACAAAAATGTAATTTATGTGATAAAAGAATTTGTGTAAGTTGTGATACATTTACTAAATATTATTATAATACACCACAATCAATTCACAAAGGTGGAGGTGTTTATGAAACATTTGATAAAATTAGATACCATTCGAAATATTGTACTAAATGTAATAATTTCAAATGCTTTAATGACAGAGAAAAGTATATTAATGTACTTGTTAATATTAAACGTAAAAGATAAGAAAAAAAGTTTAGGACTTATTTTTATCATTAATATTAAAATTGAATATCATCATAATTATTTAAATAAAACTTATATTTAAATAAGCCTTATATTTTACATTATATTTTACATTGATTAAAATGACTTTTTTACCAAAAGAATTAGAAGATAGGAATAGTATGGAACACTCAGAAAAATATAGAAATGTAATGAGTAAATTAATTGAATGTGCTAATAATAGAAATATCATTTACAAATATATATACATTGATGGTGGTTTCGGCAATGGAGATGAATACTTTTATGGTAGTGTAGAAGGATGTAATGTATTATATTTTATTCGTAAAGATTGGAAGGATGATTGTGCCATATATGAACATTTTGATAAATATATGTATGAATTTACTAACAGATGATATTAAAAATACTATATCAAAATATATAAAGTATGATGTTAATATTAAACGTAAAAGATAAGAAAAAAGTTTAGGACTTATTTTTATCATTAGTATTAAAATTGAATATCATTATAGTTATTTAAATAAAATAGATGAAATGTTTTCAGTAAATATAATGACTAGAAAAACTGTTAGTATTACCATAGAAGAATATGCCGAATTAGAACATTTAAGAAATTATAAGAGAATTAATGAATTAGATTTTTTAATAAGACAAAATTTTAAATTAGAATACCCAGAAAAATTTTTAAAAGAAAAAATTAATGAATTTATTAAATATGATAGTACAATTGAAACTAAATGTTGTGATTGTTATCAACTACTATTAATTGACGACATTAAAAAATGCGAATCTCATAAAGTTGATAACACTGGGAGAGAAAGAATATGTAATTCAACATGTTGTGATAAATGTTTAATTTACAATATATATAAACAAACAGGGAAAGAACTAAAATATGTAAAAGAATTAAAAAAATGTTGTAAAAATTGTTATAAACAAAATGATAATATATGTAATAAATGTAACTTGAAAATAGATATTGATTGTAAAGTACAAAAATGTTATGGATGTCATAAAAATTTTTGTTATGAATGTGAAGTTTTGTTTAAAAAACTAAAACAAATAACATCATCATTTTCATCAAGGGAAGTTGAAATTCACTGTTATCATCACCCACCTCAACGGAAAAAGATACCATTTATAACGTATTTAAAAAGAAATATTTGTTTGGAATGTAATGAAGAACAAATAGGAATGATATCTAATATAATTCAAAAGGAAATATTTCATAAATGTGAGAAAGATGATGGAAATGATATTTTAAAACATCTTATTTCAAAAAATCAAAAATAATTAAAAGATATTATTTTCTCACCGATATTAAAATTGAACTAAATTATATATATTTGAATATTTAATAAAATTTATTATTTAAATGAAAATGGAAATGGATTGGTTATTTAGGTGTTTTGGAACATTCGCAGTAATAGTAACTATTTCTGGTAATATACCTCAAATAATAAAAATATATAAAACAAAAAGAACAAAAGATATTTCTACTAGTGGATTAGTTTTGAAAATGATTGGAAAAATAATGATGTTAATATATGCATTTTATTTTCATTTATGGGAATTATTCGCGCCGAATATTATTAGTTTTTTAT